AATTCAGACCGTTTTCAATAGGATTCGATAAACTCTTTTCAGACATGGAGAGAATATCAAATCATTCAACAAATTTTCCACCTTACAATGTGATCAAGTCTTCAGACGATTCATATCTCATTGAGCTGGCAGTTGCAGGCTTCAATAAAGAAGAGTTACACATCGAGTTCAAAGACTCAATTCTTACAGTCACAGGTGATAACACCACTAGACAAGAACTAGAGTTTGTGCATAAAGGTATTTCAGAGAGAAGCTTCAAGAGAAGTTGGACATTAGGTGACCATGTAAAAGTCAAATCTGCTAATGTAGTCAATGGTCTTCTAGTGATTTCTTTAGAAAGAGAAATACCTGAGGAAGAAAAACCAGAAATAATTAAAATTTCTTAAAAAACCCTCTTGCAGAACCGATGATTCTTTAGTAATATGGACTCATCAAGCGGAGTTAGTTTAAAAGTAAAATACTAAACTACCAGTTTAGAGATCACGGTGCGAATCCATGACTCCGCTCCAATTTTCGGAGATACTATGTCAACTTTAATCAATGTAGGAGATACTATACCTGAAGTCACTATGCCTGTAAGAACAGATGGTGATTGGGTCTATTTAAACACTAAAGAACAATTTGCAGGTAAAAGAGTAATTGTGTTTGCATTACCAGGTGCATTTACACCAACCTGTTCATCGTATCAATTACCTGGTTTTGAAACAATGTTTTCTCAGTTTCAAGAAAAAGGTATTGATGAAATTTACTGTCTATCAGTAAATGATTCCTTTGTTATGAACTCATGGTTCGAAGCACAGGGTGTTGAGAATGTGAGGCCTTTACCAGATGGCAACGGCGAATTCACTGAACTAGTCGGTGCCTCAGTTGCAAAAGCAAATCTAGGTTTTGGTATAAGATCATGGAGATATGCTATGGTCATCAATGACGGTGTTGTTGAGTCAGTCTTTTCAGAAGAAGGATTCGGCGATAATGCTGAAACTGATCCATACGAAATCTCTACACCAGAGAATGTGTTAGAGAATCTCTAAAATCCCCTTGAACAAACCCTATACCAGTGTTATTATGGTATAGGGTTTTTTTATATGCAATTAGAAAAGAAAGATGCTGAATTTGCTGCTCAAGTTTTTATAGACTACTATAAGAACTTTGATCGCATTGATGATTACCTTCGTAAGGTAAAACTTGAAAGAGTGGCAGAAATGCCTACTCCATTATTCGGCATGGGTCCAGAAGACGATATGTTTTGTGACTTCACTATGTCACCTGAAGACATGGAGTTTGAATGTAGAGTCTTATCAAATGAACTCTATGACAACTATCTAGAGATTGTCACATCACATGCAATAGAAAAATCCATTCCAGGCAAATCACTTAAGTGGGTAGTTTATGAAAAGAACACAAACAAGATTGTTGGTTTTATTCGTTTTGGTTCTCCTACTATTAACTCCAAACCTCGTAATGAGTTTCTAGGTCAACCTCTCAATACTACAGACAAAGATATCATGAGGAGATTCAATGATTCCACGATCATGGGATTCAATATTGTCCCTACACAACCATTTGGTTTTAACTATCTTGGTGGTAAATTACTTGCAGGCATTTGTTGTTCTCACCTCGCAAGAAGAACTCTTCGAGACAAATATGATTCAGAGTTCTGTATGTTCGAAACAACCTCTCTTTATGGATCATCTAAATCATCATCAATGTATGATGGCATGAGACCATTTCTAAGATTCACAGGTCTAACAGTATCAGACTTTGTACCTTCAATCAATGATGAGAAGTATCATACACTCAAAGACTGGTTCGAAAATCAAAACGAGGGCAAACCTCTTATCGATCCAAATGCATCAAGTAGAAAACTCAAGACACAAACAAAGATGATCAGTATCATCAAGAATAGTTTGAAAGGTAATCCAAAACTAGAAGAGTTCAATCAGTGTTTTAAAGATGCAAAGAATCTAACAGAACAAAAACGCCAATATGTTTCTACATATGGTTACGAGAATGTTGCTGACTATCTTAATATGAAAACAGATAAGTTAATTAGAAAAGAAAACTTTGATCGTTATGAGTTTGATAGTATTGTTGCATGGTGGAAAAAGATGGCAACAAAACGATTTAATAATCTCCAAGATCAAGGCAGATTAAGAAACGAACTAGAAGTCTGGTCTAAAAATGCAGACATAGATATTATTAGATGAGTAAGAGTAAGAAACATACAAAAGAAGATACAATAAGAACTTTGCAAAATCAGGCTTGGGAAAGAGCATTGAAACCTAATTATAAACCCAATGCTGGTACACCACATGATTGGGAAGATTACGAGAACAGAAAGAAAGATGAAGAAACTGATTGAACAAGGAGTCTACAGAGTTGTAGATAATCCATTTGAAGAACAAGCAGGTATAGAACTGTTAGAGGGTGAATACAAAGGTCTTGTTTATCAATATAACAAAGTTCAATTAATCGATGGCAAACCTCAACTCAACTTTGATAGAGTGATCAGAAGATTACCAGAAGGTGTTGAGAAGAGTGAGGAGAGCATACAAGAGTTACTAAATAATAGCGAATTAAAATCCCTTATGGGTGATATACTAGTTGAGTTACTAGAGGAACAAGTTAAAAATGAACAGAGAAATTCTAAAAGAACAGATAAAGAGACATGAGGGAGAAGTCCTAGAAATTTACGAAGATAGTCTAGGATATTTGACCTTTGGTGTAGGACACCTAATCAAAGAAGATGATCCAGAATATGGTCAACCAGTTGGCACACCTGTAAGTCAAGAAAGAGTTGATGAAGTTTATGATCATGATTTTGATAAACACCTAGAAGAAACAGTAAAGTTACTTACACATTACGATACTGATTTCGAAGAATTACCAGAAGATATTCAACATGTTCTTGTTAACATGTGTTTCAATCTTGGTATAAACCGTCTTGGTAAATTCAAGATGATGCTACATGCCGTTAGTCGAGGAAGTTGGAAAGAAATGGCACTTCAAATGGAAGACTCAAAATGGTATGGCCAAGTAGGCAGAAGATCAGTTGAATTACAGGAGATGGTAAGAGGTGTTCAGTCCTAAAGACGATGCAAAAGTCAAATGTATTCGCCTAAACACAGGCGAAGTTATTATGGGTTTCGTAAAACAGAAATCCGATGGCGATCAAATTATTGAAGAACCACAAATCATTTTGACAACAGCAGAATCAGGCAAGATGCAAGTTGACTTTGCGCCTTGGATTCCATATGCAAAAGACTGGACTTTTATTATTTCAAAAGAACAGATACAGACCATATTTGAACCAAGGCCACAACTAGAAACTAATTATAAGAATGTTACAGGAAATAATGTAAGAGGTATGGTGAAAAAATGATAGATATGACAAATCAAATTCTAAAATCAGTTGTTGCTCATGCAGATGGTATGATTGCAAAACACAAAACAAATGCTTTAGTGCATTGTAAAAATTCAGTGGGTGTTGCCGAACATGGTGATCACCACGAAACAATTCAAAAAGAACTAGAAATGATTGCACATTATGAAGACATCAAAGATGTTGTTCGTAAACATTTCTCAGAATACACAGAAAAGTCCCTTCTAAACGAATAAGTCTTGTAGTATAATAACTACATGGATTTTTATACAAATGTTTGTCGCAGTCGTGACAAGATACTAGTACAAGGTTATGCAGGCGGTAAGAAACAAAAGATTGCAGTTTCTTACCGACCAAAGCATTTCATTCCCTCAAAGAAAGGTCAAACACCTTACAAATCTCTAGACGGCAGACCACTTGAAGTTGTAGAACTCAACTCAATGGGTGGTGCAAGAAAGTTCAGAGAGAAGTATGAAGGTGTAGAAGGCTTCGAGATACATGGTTATGACAGATATGTCTACACATATATCTCAGATAAGTTTCAAGGTGACATTCAGTGGGACTTCAACAAGGTCAAAATTGCTACACTTGATATTGAGTGTGAGTGCGAAGATGGTTTTCCAGAACCAATGCTTGCATCTGAAAAAGTAAATGCGATCTCAATCAAACCATTCAACAAAGAGACTATAGTATTTGGTATTGGTCCATGGGATCATGATCGTACAGATGTAATCTATGTCAACTGTAAGAATGAGTTTGATCTCTTACAAAAGTTTATCAAATATTGGCGAACAGAATGGTTCGATATCATCACAGGTTGGAATGTAAACAGTTTCGATATTACATATCTTTGTAATCGTATCGACAGACTCATGGGCGAGAATGAACATACAAAACTTTCGCCATGGGGTCAGTCAAATGTTAGAGAGTTTACAACACAGGGTTATCAGAAACAACAAGTCTTCGATCTTCTAGGTGTTAACATCATCGACTATCTAGAAATGTATCGTAAGAAAACATTTGTCAATCAAGAATCATATAAACTAGATCACATTGCACAGGTAGAACTTGGTAAAGGTAAACTAGACTATTCAGAATATGGTTCACTTCATACATTATACAAACAAGATTATGCAAAGTTCCTAGAATATAATGTTCGTGATGTTGTTCTTGTCGAAGAACTTGATAACAAACTAGGATTTATGGAACTTGTTATGTCTCAGGCCTATACTGCAAAGTGTAACTACTCAGATACATTTGGCATGGTGAAGTATTGGGAAACTATCATCTATAACTTCTTAAAAGATCAAGGCATACAAACACCACCACAAAGACTCAAGACAGGTAACGATAAGAACAAACCTATTGCAGGTGCATATGTAAAAGAACCACTTGTTGGTGGTCACAATTGGGTCATGTCATTCGACTTGAACTCTCTATATCCACATATCATCATGCAGTATAATATTTCGCCTGAGAAACTTGTAAGAGGCAATCGACAAGATGTAAGTATCGATAGACTATTAAATAAACAATGTGATCTATCATATTGTAAACAAACAGACACATGTGTTGCACCAAATGGTGTTCTCTTCTCAAGAGATAAACAAGGAATGTTTCCTGAACTCATGGAAACTTTTTACGAAGAGCGTAAAGAGTGGAAGAAAAAGATGATTGAGTATCAGAAAGAGAAAGAGAAAACAAAAGATGTCAAAAGATTAAGAGAACTTGATACACTGATCAAGAGGGCATACAACAATCAACAAGTTCGTAAGATCGCCTTGAACTCAGCTTATGGTGCGATGGCGAATCAATACTTTGCCTTCTTTTCTATTGATCTTGCTGAGGCAATCACAATGTCTGGCCAGTTGATCATCAAATGGGCAGAGAAGACAGTAAACAATTATCTAAATGATCTTCTCAAAACAGAAGATGAAGATTATGTTGTTGCAATGGATACTGATTCAGTTTACATTACAATGGACAAATTTGTAAAACAAATCTTTCCCGAAGATACACCAAAAGAAAAGATTATCGACTTCTTATCAAAGGCAGAATCAAAGATCGAAGAGGCACTTGCATCTGGATTCCATGATCTGGCAGAATACACAAATGCCTTCCAACAAAAGATGCAAATGGGTCGAGAAGTTATTGCAGATCGTGGTATCTGGACTGCCAAGAAAAGATACATTCTCAATGTACACGATAACGAAGGTGTAAGACTCGCACAACCAAAACTCAAAATGATGGGCATTGAAACTGCAAAGTCTTCAACGCCTCAGTGGGTTCGTGACAAGTTATCAAAAGCACTTGAAGTTGTCATGAGAGGAACAGAACAAGAACTATGGGAGTTTGTTGAAACTGCAAGAAAAGATTTTCGTAATTTACCACCAGAAGAAGTTGCCTTTCCTCGTGGTTGTAAAGGTCTAATTCAATATCAATGCCCTACAAACATCTATTCAAAAGGTACACCGATTCATGTTCGAGGTTCTCTACTGTATAATCATTTGTTAAAATCCAAGAACCTCGACATGAGATATGAAATGATCAAGAATGGTGAGAAAGTTCATTTTGCATATCTCACTATGCCAAATCCAATCAACGAAAATGTCATATCATTTACTAGTGTTTTACCTAGAGAATTTGATCTACATAGATTCATAGACTATGATATGCAATTTGAAAAGTCATTTGTTGAACCATTGAAAGCGATAGTGCAACTAATCAACTGGAATGTTGAACCAGTCGCATCACTCGACTCCTTCTTTGGATAAATAGATGGCATGTATGACGAATTAAATAAACGCATCGAGAAAGTCGAGTGCAGGTGCTTCGACTTAGAAAAAGATTCACACCCACCTATTGGTCTATGTGAGTTCGAAGGCTTCAAAGAGTTAGTTTCAAGAATAGATGCGATTGAGGAAAAGTTAGAACAATGTATGAGTATAATGTTAAAATTGTCAAAGTAGTGGACGGCGACACGGTAGATGTAGATATCGATTTAGGTTTCGGTATGACATATAAAAAACAAAGAGTAAGGATGTTAGGTATAGATACACCTGAAAGCCGTACTCGGGATTTAGTAGAAAAACAATTTGGTAAGGCATCAAAGAAACATCTGAAAAAATTATTAGAAATGTCAGAAAGAATAAGTCTTATCTCACATGATAAAGGGAAGTTTGGTAGAATACTAGGCGAACTCTATGGTCATTACAATGAAGGACATCCAGTTTATGGTGAGTCTTTCAATATCAATCAACAAATGATTGATGATCATCATGCAGTAGAATATGATGGTTCATCTAAAGAACTTATCGAACAAAAACATTTAGAGAATAGAAAAATTCTACAAGATAAAGGTGAAGTTGAAGTTCAAGGAGAATTAAAACTGTGATGACTATAAGTTATCTAGATTGTTTTTACCTTATTTCAATTATTACCATTTTTGGTTTCATCATTCATATAGAAACCAACATCAAGATTCTCATGGAGATGATGAAAGAACATACTCGATGCGAATCAATCAAAGATATAAAAAAGTCACTTGAAGAATAGTATATCTTCTGATATACTGTTAGTTATATTATGAGAGGTGCATATGAAATTTATTGACGAATTAGTGAAAGCATCTGGCAATGAGTATGCAAATATAGTTGCAGATGGCGTGGCTGCAGGAGATGTCGATTCATTTGTAGATAGTGGATCATACATCTTCAATGCGCTACTTTCAGGTTCACTTTATGGTGGACTTCCTTCAAACAAGATTACTGCAATCGCAGGTGAGTCAGCAACAGGTAAAACTTTCTTCGCATTAGGAATGTGTAAACAATTCTTAGAAGATAATCCTGAAGCTGCCGTAATCTATTTCGAATCTGAATCAGCGATCACAAAAGAAATGATCGAAGAAAGAGGAATCGATTCTAACAGAGTTGTTATCGTGCCTGTGGTAACAGTTCAAGAATTCAGACAACAGGCAATCAGTATCCTTGACAGATATTTGGAAACAGATGAGTCAGAAAGACCACCAATGATGTTCTGTTTAGATTCACTTGGTATGTTATCAACAACCAAAGAGATCGAAGACACAGCGGCAGGTAAAGAGACTCGTGATATGACCAGAGCTCAAGTTGTTAAAGGTGCCTTTAGAGTTCTAACACTGAAACTCGGTAGAGCAAAAGTTCCTATGATTGTTACTAATCATACTTACGATGTTATCGGGTCAATGTTCCCACAAAAAGAAATGGGTGGTGGTTCAGGACTTAAATATGCGGCTTCTTCTATCGTATATCTTTCTAAAAGAAAAGAAAAAGAGGGTAGTGAAGTTGTAGGAAATATTATACACTGTAAGAATGCTAAGAGCAGATTGACAGTTGAGAATAGAATGGTCGATGTCAAATTGACATACGATAAAGGTCTCGACAGATATTATGGTCTATTAGACCTTGCCCTTGCAAGTGGTGTTTTTGAAAAGGCATCTACAAGAGTTAAGTTACCAAATGGTAAAACAGAATTTGGTAAAACAATTAATAACAATCCAGAAAAATACTTCACCGATG